ATCTTTTGCATCCGTAGTATCGCCAAGAAATAATAAGGTAGTAGGTTTATAACTGATAATCTGTTGTTTTAGCCAAGGAAAAAGACCCCATCTATATTCATCTCTATCTTTATCAGTAAGATGTAAATCACTTGTGATGAGTATTGACATTATTTAACAATTATTTCTGCTTTTTTATTATTTAATTTAGTCGAATCCAAGATTACATCTAATTTTGATATAATGATTTCACCATCTCTTATACCACTAAATATTTCTGTATGAGGAAATCTTTTTGTAAATAATAAATATTTGATTGCAGATTTCCATATAATGGCTAATTCAGGAAAGAAATTCTGCTTAACAATAAGCATTGGTTGTTTTTCATTTTTATATGCTGCTTTACAAGCTTCATTCCAGAATTTACCAAGTTTACAACTCTCATTTATTAGAAATCTATCTATACCTAAATCTTTATAGTTTTTACATTCTATATAAAATTTATCTATAAGATCGTGTCCTTCTCTACCAGTAGCAGAGATATCTCCAGCTTGTTCTTTGTTTGTTTTTCCAGATTTATTCATAACAGTAGAGCGACCACCACTCATGGCACTACGCCATAACAGGTTTTCGTTCTTGCCGTCTGAAATCCAAAGAGATAGTTTTTTACAAACATCTCGTTCAAATTGAGAACCTTTTGCTTTACCATTCATTATTTCACATTATTCAAGAAGAGTATTGATAATACTATTAATAAAGAATGAACGTTGTCTATTATCTCTTTCACTTTCAAAATCTTTAGGAGACATTCCTAATTTAATCCAAGCATCTTCTTTTTCACCTTTGTGGATTAAATCATTAATTTCATTTAATTCGCCAGTAGTTAATCTATCAAATTTTTCTTGCATTACTTTATAATCTATCATATTATTCTACTAATCCTCTGTAATCTATTCCTGCTTCATCACACATCATTTTTGCTATTGCAATGGAATCTCTCCAGCGTGCAGCACGATCACTGTCCACATCAGCAACAAATCCTACTATTGTTGATACTCCTGCTGTTATAGCTACTTTGCAACATTCATTACAAATTGGAGGTAATGCAAAGCTAGGCCATACATATAAAGTACTTCCTGCTGCTCTTATTCCAGCATCTATAATAGCATTCACTTCTGCATGAACGACTAATTTATATTTTAATTCTCTATTTAAATAGCGCTCATCTGAGTCATCCATACCTTCTGGAAAACCATTATAACCTAATCCAGCCACTCTATTATGATAATCTACCAAAACTGCACCAACTTTTGTTGATGGATCTTTGGAAAACTGTGCATAATATTGAGCTAGTCCTAAATATCGTCTATCCCATTTTTCTTGTCTGTCCATTATTTATCCTTTGATTTTTTCATATTATTTATCATCTGTCTTAAAATACCAGGTTCTACTGCGATATATCTATCATCTAATTCTTTGTGTGTAAATTCATACTCCATAAGAGTATTTGCTCCCCATGCTAATGATGCTAAATGATGTTGTCCATCTTCTGGATCATAAGTCTCACCCGCCATATACCATAATAAATGGCGCATCATAGCACCAAGAATTCTAGTCCATTTAATACCTTTTCTCCAGTTATTATCGTCATATTTTTTAGCACCACGAGTATATACATCAGCTTGTAATAGTAATCCAGTAACTGGTAGTAATTCTACTCTTAATTTATCTGTATCAAATTTAGTTCCTTCTGCCACTTAATTTCTCCAAACACCGAGTGAAAATTCTAAACATTCTTTTATATCAAATATTATTTCTGCTCCACAATTGGGACAATCCCAAATATGTCTATATGCAAAATATACTGCTACATCTCCCAAAGGGGCAAAAGCATAATAACCACATTCTGTGCATGATAATTTCATATTTAAGCAAAGTTTTTTGCTGGAACTTTAAACTTACTTTCAATTTCTTCGTAAACTTGTCTAGTTACTATAGATAGTCCTTTAGCTAACTTATCTCTTTCTATAAAATTCCAACCTTGAGCTTCTCTTGCAAATTTGGTAATAGAAATATCAGTTGCTAGTTTTTCTCCTTTTAATTCTTCAACTCGATCTAAAGCTTCTTTCTTATATAAATATTCTAAATTACTCCAGATATCATCTACTCCCATTTCAAATACAATTTTCATTTTACATTCTCTCCATGGAAGAGATACTTTATTTTTATCTACGAATGCATTAATTTCCACGCCAATAGCTCGTTCTTCTCCAGCGATAGTTCGTTTAATTGGTTTTGGAGTTTCTAACCAAACTACTTGTGAGGCATAGAAATCCATGGCATGTCCACCAGAACGTTTGAATTTGGGTCCATGTCCGAAGGTTACTATATTATCTCTTATTTGAGAGACAACCATAAGTGTTATATTCTTTTTAGCCACTTTTGCATTTAGTTTGCGAAACAATTCAGACATCTTTTTAGGAAGTCCCATTCCGTAACTACCATCTGTTATTTTAGCTTCCATTTCAGCTTTATTTGATAAAGCATCCAGCGAATCTAAAATATATATAGATTGCTCATCTGTTACTTCAGACTCGAAAGTTTCTAAAGTATTATAAAAATCTTCCACTGTAAAGACTTCTTCTTCAAATTGAACAGATTCATGTGGAGCACCTATTTGTTTAAAATATTCAATAACATCCACATGTTCTGCATCTACATATTTATTAAAACTTTTAGGATAAGATACTAAATTATGACCAACAGCCTGCACTGTTAATAAACTTTTACCCGTTGATTTATCTCCCACGATATTACATACACGTCCTCTAGCCCAACCTCCACCTAGAGCACAATCTAAAAGAGTTGATCCTGATGGAATAAAATCTACTATATCTTCTTCTGTAAAATACATATCTTAATTTATACCTTTGAATTATTAAATTTAATTGATCTTATATTATTAATTTTTTCTTCTATTGAATCAAAATATATATTAGGATATCGTGATTTTAAATCATCAAAAATCATAACAAATACTTTTCGTATTTCTTCTTCTGCATATTGTGATGTTCTCATTTCAATTAACCAGCGCCAATTTCTATGATTTGTTGTCATCACAATCATTGTGGCTAGTCCATCAGGAGCAAGTCTACGCATAGCGGAAGTTAATAGTTTTTTCTGTTCAAAATTAAGTGCATCTAATTTTAACAGTTTTGCTAAACCTTTTTGCATGTGTTCGGCATCTTCGTACACATCTAAAAAAGCTTCTCTTAATACTTCTGTCTCTGGATGATTAGCAAATACATCTGGATAATATACTGATAAATCATCTAATCTTACAAAGCGTAATGATTCTTGTGAATAAGCCGCGTGTCTGTGTCTTACTAATTCATGAGTAAAAACTCTACTTACATTAACTATAGCGTAAGTGTCATTTCCATGTTCTAGTACTGAGCCATCATGTTTATTTATTACATTAGAAATATAAGCTTGATTACTATCTCTAACCCTAGTAAGATTTTTATTTAAATCAGTACCAAAACTTTTATAACAACTTCTACCTGCTATTTCTAGAAGAGTTTCGGTATCAGAAGTTGCGTCTGTTGTCCAATCAGATACTCCTAAATGTTTTAAAAATTCAGAAGCTCCTGTTTTATCCAAAGTCATTTGAGCAAGATGAAAGATTTTTGGTTCAACGAATTTCATTTATTATTTTTCTCTTTTATTATTTTAATATGGAATGGTCCGTTTTTCAACAGACCATTTAAACTCGGAAACCTCTTAATTCTATTTTCACACTTGGGTGAAAACCTACTTATATTAGGCGGGCACACGCTCTATTTCATCCGGTTCGGCAGTGTTTTAATTGATAGAGAGGGGAGGAACTGGATAGGAGGGATATCCAGCCCACGATCTCACGATGGTGGGCCTCTCTATCAAACTTGATAATCTTAGTTAGTTAAATCCATTTCTAATGAAATAGCTTCTCTCAAACTATCTTCATCATCCCATTCTTTTGGGTCTGTTGTTAACTTTTTACTTTCAATTAATTGTTCTAGAGCAGAACGATCCATCGCAGCTAGAGAGGCAATACTTATACCTTCTCCTACTGGAATACTATTTTCTACTGCCACAGTTTTAGCTGTTTGAGGTTTTTCTTCTTTAACTTCTTTAGCTTTACTCTGTGTTGAAGTTATTGCTGCTACTGGTTTAGAATCTTCAGGAGTTAGTCCATGAAGTGATTCTTTGATGTAATTATAATCTTTATACTGAATCATTTCAGGAATTACATTTTTGCTAATGAAGTCCAACCACTTTGTCATTACTTCTTCATCACTATGGAGTGGTGAGGCTTCATCATCCTTACGTAAACCTGAATACTGAGTATTCTTTAATTTACCAGCTTTGTTGAAGATAATATCCCAACCATTTAGTGGATCATCTACCATTACAGCTTCACCACTTTTACGACTAAATGAATGTGTTAGTATTTCTTTTGCAATCTTTGTGTAAGGCATTACCCAAATTTGAGGTCCTTTAGCCTCTTCTAATCTATCAATAACCCAACAGATTGCTCGAAGTTGGGGTTGTAAAGATCTTATTTCTTCTGGATTTTTTCCACTATCTAAAAGTTTCTTATGTTCTTCACATATAGCACAAGACTTTTTAAGCATCTTTGCTGAACATAAAAATTGGGAATTATTTGCTCCAATTTGGTAATGGATGTATACTTCCAACCAAGGAGTGTATGCCTCTTCCCATGCTCCAGGTAAACATCTTATTACGTTTTCCCCATCTTTGGGTTGATACATTGTTACTTTTGTTTTAAATATATAGTCACGACCGCCAACGAAAGTTTCGTCCTTTCGTTGTTTCATTGCTTCGGTTCGTTTTTTTAGAAAATCAGCGCCACGATTAAATTTATTAAAATCCATATTACCCTTAAATTATTATTCTATTATTTATTAAATTAAAATTAAAAACTATTCTTTATTAAATCCAATACCGTAATTATTATCTGCGTCTTTAGGGGTAATTCTCATTTTCTTCAGGCGTTCCACTACTTCATCTAAATCTTGATCTAAGCATTTAACTGCTACAATCATTTCTTTTAGATGAGCTAATGAAAAGTCTTTACTTAATTTTACCCACTTTTCTAATTCTTCTCCTTCTAAACTCTTTTCTTTAGCCTGCAAATACATACGTCTAGTAGCTTCATTAGGCATATCAATTTTGATAACTTTATCAAATCTACTGGGTCTATTTACAAGTCTTTTATCTAAACGTGAGGGATAGTTAGTCGTGGCTACTGTAACAATATTATCTATTTGATCTTCTCCGTCCAATAGAGAGAGAAAATCATTTTCACCATGACGTTCTATTAAGGAATCCAAATCCTCCAACATTAAAATTACAGGTCTTGTAGGTTCTATTTTTCGAACCATTCTTAAACCTATAGCCGCTAAATCAGGATGTTCTCCATCAACGACAATACCATTATAATCCTTAATTAGGGTTTTAGTCAAGAGGGAAAGCAGACTGGTTTTGCCACCACCTGGTGGTCCATATAATATAAATCCACGTTTATATAATAGACCTCTTTTAACAAATTCTTCTTTTCTAGACCAAAATAATTTAAATTCTGCTAAAATCTTTGGAATAGTTTCATCAGGAGGAATTATTAATTCGTCTGTGTTAAATGGTTTTCTTTTTATAGCAATTCCTACATTAGGTAAAGATACTATTTCATACAAACCATTTGGTAATTTCTTAACTGATTTTGGAGCTTGCCAAAATACATCATCACTTACTGCCCAAGCACGAGGTCCTTTATTATCTGCTGCATCCATAGCGTTTTTTATTTCGATGCCAGCTATAGCATTACCTAATGCACCAAAAAGATCATCAGGATCTGCACTTGAATCTTTATAATTATCTTTTGATGTTCTTAGATCGGTTCCTACTTCTTCATAAAATTCATCATCATTATTGGGCATTAGCTGCAGTCTCCTTCTTTTTATTGTATGCAGTTTTTAATGCCTCAATTTTATCAGCATCTGATGTTAATCCAGAAGCAAAATATCCAGTTGTATGTATAGAAACTAAATCTCTAATCATGCTTTGACGTTGTGCAAATGTATCTCTTATTCCTGACCACAGTTCGGCTTCTTTTTTATATCCTAAATATGCTTTAACTTGTTCTACATATGTAGGATGAGCATCTACGTGTTCTGTTACTTTAGCTTCTGTTACTTTTTCAAGAGAACCTGCTCTAAATATACTAGCCAATTCTGCAGCCATTTTTTGCGATATATGTTTAGCAGTATCTCTTTTATCAGCAGCGTCCGCGTATCCTTCACAAGCTAACCAAAATAATTGTGGTTGTTTTATTAATTCATCATCCAAAGTAAATTTATTTATTATAATTTGTTGCTTTAATTCTTCTAAGGTCATTCGCACTCCTTCAGACTTCTATAATATTACTCGTATTTATCATCATGTCAACTATTTTGTGTTCTGGCCAAGAAGCTTTAAATTTTTCTTTTATTTCTTTATCTGAATCAGCCTTAACTATGAATATATGATAATCGTGTTTAAATGATTTTGCAGATTCCTTTTTCTTTTTTGGTGTTTTAGTGGTAACTGTATATAACATTCATTGTTCCTTAATATTATTCATCATAATGGTTTCTTTAATTGCACATTCTTGACATACATCTTCAAGAATTCCATTGGGAAGTTTATTACATTTAGCTGGAGTTAAATCACAAAAACATAGACAACAAACAAGGCATTTATGTTCACTATAACGTCTACCATGAAATATACAAACTGGATCAATTATATTTTCCATCATTTTTAGTCCTTGTATCTCCATGATAATCCTCAGATGTAAAAAGTTTATTACTAGACATTCTCTTTAATATATCTGGAAAAGATACTGGAGTAAAATTCCAACAATCTACTCCAACATCTTGAGATTGGGTAGTTCCTGGTAGATGTCCATGAGAATGACCAAATAATTGATAAGATCCATGATGAGATTTATTCCAAACTCTCATTCCATAATGACATAGAATAATATCTTTTCCATCTAATTTTATTTCTTTCATGCGATCTATAGATACCCAACCTTTAGGCAATCTATTATTTCTATCATGATTCCCAAGAATTAGAAATTTATGTCCTAATAATCTATCAAATATTAGTTGAGAAGTTTTAGAATCGGCAAAAGAAAAATCTCCTAAATGATAAACTATATCATCTGGTTTAACTATTGCGTTATGATTTTGAATCATAACTTCTCTCATTTCTGTTATATTTTTAAATGGACGATTCTGAAATCTTATAATATTTTCATGATCATAGTGTTCATCACTGGTAAACCAAGTATTCATTTAATCACCACACCCTCTACCAACTTGACCAGAATTGGTGGTGCTAACAAAATCTTGCCACCAAATTTTTCCTTTATCTACACAATGAAAATACCATTCTCTAATTCTTGGACCAGTTATAAATAAACTCATTGCTGGTTCATCAGCAAATGGAAGAACTTCTAATCTATGCGCCTTAGTTGCTCGCCTAAATACAATATCTCCCACTTCGCGATTAACTTTATAATGAACTCCACCCTGAGCAATAGTATGTTCTATATATCCATTTTTTAATAATATTGATATGTTAGGAAATGGATGATCATGTAAAGCTCTATCATCGTCGGATCTTATAATTAAATGTAAATATATATTAAAGATTCTATTTCTAGGAATTACCCACCATCTTTTAAGATATGGATTATTTGGTTCTCCTATAATGTAATCTGGTTTTCTTTTAATAGTCAAGTTAGTCATCTTTTTAGATAATAACTTGGTTGCTGTTTTAGGTAATCTCATCTATCCTCTTAAATAAAAATATGCAGATATAATCCACATAATACAAAGTATTGCAT